ACCAAGAGATGAGTTCTCCCAGATTATAAATCTGTAAGGGTTGTTTAAGACTAAGACGTAGATAGGCAGGGTGTGTAAGTGATGTGAGTCATTGAGCTAACCTGTACTAATTGCCCGAGGGACTTAACTATACAACGCTCAAGTGTTTTTGGAAAAGAGCGAAAAAGAGAAGACTAGACAAACAAATTAAATATAGAAGACGTAATAGAAAGAAAATTGAGTTCAGCTTGTGGCCAATAAGAACGAGTGAAAGGTAGAGTAAGAGCTGAGTAGCGAAAGATAAAAGAGAAAAGACGAGTTATCAAAGGATTATCCTGGCGGCAATAGTGCGGTGGAACCACCTGACACCATATCGAACTCAGAAGTGAAACGCTGTAATGCCGATGGTAGTGTGGGGCTTCCCCATGTGAGAGTAGGGCACCGCTAGGTTTATTTTTTTAGTTTATTTATTGAGTAAATTAAAAAATAAAAATTTTTGGCAGAGATAGTGCAATAGATCCACCTGATACCATACCGAACTCAGAAGTGAAATGTTGTAATGCTGATGGTAGTGTGGGGTATCCCCATGTGAGAGTAAGGCACTGCCAATTACCACATTTAGCGGAGTGGTAGTTCAGCTGGTTAGAATACCTGCCTGTCACGCAGGGGGTCGCGGGTTCGAGTCCCGTCCATTCCGCCAATTTATTCATACCAATAGGGGCGTAGTTCAATTGGTAGAGCACCGGTCTCCAAAACCGGGTGTTGGGAGTTCGAGCCTCTCCGCCCCTGCCATTAAAAAGCATTTCATTTTCAATAATTTACTACATTGTAAAAATTTTCTTGTGAGAAATCATCGTCTTCGTGTGGCGTAAATGTGACATTGTTCGCAAACTCTATCATGTGATCTGCATTTAAATGTGCATATTTTTTTACCATTTCTAATGTTTCCCAACCACCCATCTCTTTTAACGTATAAAGCGGCGTGCCTGCTTGAACGTGCCAACTTGCCCAAGTATGGCGCAAATCATGAAAGCGAAAATTATGAATATTGCTTTTTTCTAATGCTTGATGGAAATCATGCCAATCAATACGCCCAATTTGTTTATCTGTACCACGATGAAAAACAAATTCACTGCGGCGAGTTTGGTATAATTTTTGCAATAAGTCCAAAGCAGTGTTATTCAATGGTAATGCTCTTGCTTTACCTGATTTTGCTACATCATTTGAAACAATCGCGATACTACGTTCAAAATCCACTTTATCCCATGTCATTGATAAAATCTCTGTCATACGCGCGCCAGTGAATAAAGCAAAAGAACAAACATTTTTCATCCACGCTAAATTCAAATTTGAAATCAGTGTTGTGGCTTGCTCTTTTGTAATCCAACGCACGCGGACTTTTGGCTCAACGAATTTTTTCACATAAGGGATTCTATCAATCCAACCATTTTTATAAGCCAGTGAAAGAACCCGCAAAATGGACGTACGATAGCGGTTTTTTGTCGAAGGCGACAATGGTTTTTTATGAGTGGTTGAGTATGTCGGCAAATTATTCATAATATCTTCGCCTGTAATATCACTCAATTTCCAACCGCCAAAAACAGCACGCCAATAAATAGCGTGTCTGCGGTTAGTATCAAAATCCTTTTTCAACTTGGCATCTTCCACAAATAATAACAAGGCTTCTTCAAAGAGTTTTGGCGGTTTCTTGTTAAGGTGCGCCATATCCCATAATTCTGCTTTGATCTTATCGTGTAATTCTTGTGCCTTTTTCTTTACTTCAGTCCCAGCGCTTCGTCTAATTCGTTCGCCACTCGGTGTTGTAATATCGAGCCAATATGTACTTCCTCTCTTGTAGATTGACATTTATTTTTTCCTCCATTTTTTATATCAGTCAATCCAACCAATCGGATGACATTATTTTTTCTTTTTCTACAACGGTCAAGATCTTCCCTAAAAACTCGCCACGCTTTCGAACCTTCCATCTGAAAAAAAGCCCCATTTAAAACGGTGAGCGAAAACAGTGCTGTAACTTAAATTAAGGAGGTCAGCGACCTCCTTAATTGTTAAAGTGCGCTCGGATTTTGTTGTGTTTTCCTCTGTAATCACAAATCCCCCTCTTTCACAAACACGCCATCAATCATACGTCCCTTGCGGTCTTTGATTTCATCCCAAGCTGCTTGCACACAATCTGTTAGCATTAAATTATATTTTCTGCTAATTAATTTAAGTGATAAGCAAGGACACCCAAATATAGCATCAACTTTTGTCGGTATTTCTAGGTTTTGACCCATTAATTCACTTGCTAGCATACCAAGGCTAACGACTGTTTCTGCGATAATTTCTTCAACGTCTAATTTAAAAACAGGTTGAAATGAATCTAGATTACTAATTGTTTCTAAGACGCTATCAATATGATTTTGCTTAGCCAAAATCACCATCACCACAAAACAATCCCCAATGCTATCCTTAATTACATCAGGTTTATTTTTTGCTACGCCACTACATAGCTCACCAAATTCTTCCATCAATTTAATAAATTGTTTCTGCGGTGTAGAACCCTCAATCAAATTGCGATCTTCTGCCCATTGTTCAATGTTTTTGATAAGTTGTTGTAATTCTGCCATTTTTCTTTCCTTTTCAATCTCTACCTTTAATCACATTAGGTACTTCCACAATTAGGACTCGCTCAGGTGGAATTTTTAAATATTTTCTGTAATGGTCTGCGATTTCTTCTGCTTCGCTATAAGTCACGGTTGTTCGACTTTCTCTCCCAACTTGCCATTCTCTAGCAAATTCACACTCCAGCACCACGTATCGCTTACCATCAATTAACTGAATATTGGTCATGGTATTTTCCTTAATCCTGTGGAACATTTTCAATCTTCACCCATTTAGGTTCATTTCTATTAGCACCAGTAGTGTTTAACCATCTACGCCATAATGTCCCGTCATTACACAGTGCAACAATTGTTTCTGATTGCTCTAAATCCCCACAGTCATTGTCATAAGCCATACATTCAGCTACTGCAATTTGAACAATTTTTCTCATTTTTAACCTCACTTTTAATCAATTCACTCTAAAATCCCCCAAGCTCTCGCCCCAACCAAAGGCTTGAGCCAACGGAATTTTTTCTTCTTTAATGAAAACTTCATCGTTTTCACAACAAATCCACCGATAGTCATTAAGCCGTAACCTTCCATGGCGCATTAAAAGGTCAATTTGTGACGGTTTTAATGGCGCACCAATAGGCAACATCAACAAATTAGCTTGTTGTTCAATTTTTGAACGGTTACAGTTATTGACACAAGTCCAAGCGGCGCGATGCGCCTTGTTTGTTTCGGTGGACTCCGAATTAAGTGCGGTGGAACCCAACGCACTTTTCGCTGATTTAATCACCCAGTTTTTTAATTTGGTGATGATTTTCTTTTCTGTGAATCTGTTTTTTACCCCCACAATTTTCTTACGAATCTCCCCGTATTTATTCGGTTCGCATTCCTCATACTCAATACAAATCGGCTGTTCACAACGTTTTGTCATTGCGCCACCTTGCACTTTTAAATAACTACCAAAACAACTCACATCAGCCACCGTGCGACCAATATCTAATACTTCATCGTCCGCAACGGCTGCCATGGCATCATCAATTTTGCGAAGTTCACGCCACGTTGAAATTGACGGTGTGCCGTAAAACTGGAATTGACGAATGCCCCAAAGATTTGCCCATGCACTGACACGTTGTACGTTTTCAAGTAATGTCAGATTTTCTACTTCATCGGACATTTCTTTGCCTTGCTTACCTGCATAGATATTCTTGGCAATGTATTTCGCTACATAGCCAATGGCAGAACCTTTGGTTGGGTCAATTTCTTCTACTTTGAAACGGTATTTTTTCGCACCAAACTCATCGCCATCTAATTCCAATGCTTTCTTGCGGAATAGATGAATAACGTCATCTTTATGTTCAGGTTTTACATACATCAGCAAGTGCCAATGCGGTGTGCCATCGTGATGCGGTTCAACGCCACGAAAGCCAAAAAAACCGATTCCACGTTTGGCAAACTGTGCACGCAACTGCGCCCACACTTTATTTAAGTAACGTTGCGTATCACGAGGGCTTGCGCCTTTCCATTTTTTATTGTTTTTACCTGTTTCATGGGTTGCGTGAAAAGAGGATGGGGCAGTCAGCGTAAGAAAGAGTGACACAAATGAATTTTCTATCGCCCATTCATCAATCCCACGCAAGCGGTTCATGGTTTCCTGAAAACGGATAGCAGGATTTGCCACCGATTTTTTCCACATTTCAATCAACGGCATTTGTTCGGTGCTATCGTCTAGATTTTCCAACACCATTTGTTGCAGATATTCGAGGTTATCTGCACGTTGCGCACGGTAGTCATTAAATGCAGTTTGCGACACATAAGGGCTCACTTTTGCCGATACTGCACCACAGCCAATCTCCACATGTTCTTTCAATCTTTTTTGTGCGGTAGTAAGTTGTCGTTTCCAGTGTGTTGGGCAAACTGATTTATTAAGATCAACCTCAATGTCATTCACATCTAAGAAACGGTTATCTTGATAAGCGAACCAGTGTTTTAACGGAAAACCAATATCCGCACACACTTCGCCTACTAAGCGATAAAGGTCACGAGAAAGTGCGGTGAAATCATCAAGAGATATTTCGCCACGTTCTTTCCGCTCGGCTTGTTCGCTGACAAAATCAGACTGTAATTTCGTAAACAACATGGCTAATTTGTCTGCCATTTCTTTTAGCTGATGTTCACCTAATAAATAAAACGGAAAGTTAGCCGCTTTTTTGCCTTTAGAAAGTGCGACCACCTGTGAATGCGTATCACGGTCAATCAACCAATCAAGGCTAATGTGATAATGTTGAAAAACGGCTTTCAGGCGATTGGTGAGGATTTCACGCAAATAGGTATTCGCATACGCTGCCTGTTTATTGCCGAATTTAAACCCGATAGAACCATCATCTTTCACGCCATTGAACGCACGCAACCACACATGGCGAAAATGCTCACGTTGGCGTTTGCGAGGGAGCGCAGAAAGCAGTTTTTCAACATAATCGAACTGGTGCGGCGCAACAGAAAATAATTCCATTTGCGCTGATGTCGCTTGAGCAGTATCTAAAGTGCGGTCAACATTCACCGCACTTTGCATCATCACTGCACGTGCATCTGCCATCGCTTGCTCACGTTTGGCAAGATTAGCATTGCACTCAAGTTCCCAGTTCATCATCAAGAATCCTTACATTGCCGTATTGGCTAAATATTCACTGTGATATTCAAAATATTCTTTGATTTTGTTGTTAGTGGATTTCACGGCACTAACGAATTCATCTAGAGTTGAAATTTCTTGCTGTGTTAAGTCATAATGGCGCAATGCCTCAACGACATCTAAAACAGTGCCAAGTGATTCACCGATATTTTGTGGCGCTTGCCCTTCAATCATCTCAAACACCTGAAAACGTGAATTCATCGTTCTAACTCCCAATGTCACACCACAATCAAGCGGAATATAAATATTGTTTTCCATCATTCCTCCTTACCAGCGTTTATCTAACCAATCGGCAATCAACGCAGTTAATCCCATTGCCGTCAAAGCTATACCAAGTACAGTCAATACCACCGCTAAACACATCAAAAAAAGCTCACACATCACATTTCTCCATAAATTGCTTAAAGTCATATTGGCGGGTCTTTTCCTGTTTGATTTGCCCTTCCTCAATCGCTTTTTTGAAACAATATTCAGCGCGTGCAAAGCTCCAGTTTGTTTGTGTTTCGGTTGGTGCAGCTATCCACGCTGAACGCCATTGTTTTGCGGCTAACCCATAATTGCCTTGTTGCTCACTTTCTTTTGCGTGTTGCGCATGGTCTAAATAAGTTTTAATCGCTAATTTTTTCATTTTGCATTTCTCGCTAAGTAAACCGTCATATTGGCGGATTCGATGATTTTTGAATAAACAAGCGCGGCGATGTCATCTTTCCCTTGTTGTTTTAAATGTCCCCACAAGGCTAAAAAACGACGATATTTGCGATACCATTTCTGTGCGGATTTATTCATTTGTGTTTCCATTTTTATCTTCCTGAGTATCAATTTGAGTAAATTCCCGCTCTGTTACGCCTTGTGAAAACATTCCCGAAAGTAACCGCACTTTACGTAGTGCACGGGCTATTTTGCGTTGTCCTTGTTCTGTGTAGTGATGGAGCTTAGTGCCTGTTAAATGCCCTGCACGTAAATCTGAAAAATCTAAATCGGCTAATTCCAACAGCATTTCTCGAAAGCCTTGTTGTAAACCGTCAAACTCTCGTTCTACACGGAATTGGCTTTTACTTAACAAGTGCAGCACATCATCAAAACTTCGGATTTCAGGCACCTTTACTTGATTTACACGGCACCATTTTTCAGCGGCAGATTCCGTTTCATCGTCAAAGCAATAAGGCATTAAGGCCATCACTCACCCCCATTCATTTATTTACGGAACCACCGTGCAAAGCGTTGGAAAATACTTTGTTCACGTTTCCACTGTACTTTTTCAAGTAATGCAATACGATCACTCAGTGATTCATTCAGCAATACTTGCTGTGCATTCACGTTTGCTTGGTGAGAAATCGCTCGTTGCAACAGTTGAATGTTGCGAGCCTGTTCTTGCACGGTTTTGTTTAACTGCCACACATTCACACGGTTATGGCGTTTTTTACCGTTGTCATACACATAATTACTGCTTGCCATTTGCTCAAACTCCTAAATTTTGGTTGCAAAAATCCTGTCGAATGAATTTCTTCAAACGACGGTGGTTAAAAATTGTTTTGATTAAAAATAGATAGGGTTATTTGTTCCCAGGCCAGTCATTCCAATCTGCAAAAATATCAATTTGCCTTTCGTCAGCATTTTTCTTTTTGCTTTCATTAGGAAAGTCCGACCAAGTGAGCGATTCCAAATTGAGAGATTTATGTAAATCATAAACTTCATCAAAATTAATGGTTATCTTGCCAAGCATATTCAAACAGTTTGGGCAATACACAATCGCTTTTTTTAATGTCGGCGTAATTTGAGTTGATGTTCTCGTACTGGTACTTTTTTTACACTTTGGACATAACACTTCAACAGCCATATCACACACCTTCTTCTGTCCTATACTCTCCACATTCCCCAATATGGATTGCACGGTTATTAAAATTAAAAGATAATCAACACCATAAAGCACGACACCATTGAAAATAACGCCACGAGGTATGCCATGCTGACTCGATTTTTACGATTTCTCATATTTATCCTTAACTGGTCTATTGTTGCTGGAATTGTTTGGCTTAATGTCATCTTACTGACTGATTAATTAATACATTCTTCCAATTTCAAACGGATAAAATCATTCAATTCCCGTTTATCCGCTTGAGCCATTTCTTGTAACTTTTCTTTAAAACTTGCCGTTACACGAAACGCAATAATTTCAGATTTTAGTTCGCGTTTTTTTTCTGTTTTCGCCATACTCTTTTCCTTGTTGTTTTTGTTTACTTTGTTATACTCAGTCACTAATAATTATGTGTTCTCTTACCCTGAGGATTTTTATGACCGCACTTTCCATTGAAGAACGTCTCGAAAAACTTGAAGCGCAAATGCAAAAGCGTATTGAACGTCAAAACTTGCTATTTGAATTGATTTATCAACAAACCGAATTGCAAAGCACTATTCTTTATCTTTCAAAGATCCGCGAGGACTTGCTTCACGTTCAGCCATCATTTTCGCCACTTCTTGAGCAACAGCGCCTTCTATACGCAAAACTTCTTTCTGAACTGCCTCCTGAAGATCAACAGGGGCGTGAATATGTACGTTCACTACAAGATCTCTTTGAACAGAAATAGTCGTCATTAATTTCTCCATAAAAATAAGGAACTCCCATGACTGACGAAACACTGGTTATCCCCATTGAAGTTGATTCACCGCTCAACATCACTTTCCATGCCGAGACAGGAGAAATGACGGTGGAATGTTTTCAGTTTGTTTCAGGTGCGCCACAGGCGAAGATGACTTTTCGCTATACACCGCAGGCAACACAAGAAATGCTGCGGGCGCTTGCGATTTTCCAAGAGAAACTCGGTACAACATTTTTAACGCAAGCCACGCCACATAACGTGCAATAAATTGTTTACATTGAAAAAGCATAGCTTTCGTGTTTTTTTCCATTGTTTAACTATTCCGAATCACTGCCCAATCCATCATTAGGCTTTACTTCGGTTTCCAATGTCGATTCTGTAGGAATGCTACGCTGAAGATAAATAGACACATTCACTACAACATTTGTAATATTCACATCTCGCCCGGCAACCGTATTGTTATCGCCGATAATATGGGTTGACATAGCGTTATCTTTTAACATCGCACCTTGCCTTGGATTGCACGGTTATTAATCTGCTAGTCCCAATCCTTGACGAATCAACATCCGCCCCAATGCGGCTTTGGTTGCTAATCCCAAGTTTTCCCGTTTGCGTTCAAAAACTTCGCCTTCTTCTGTGTTTAACGTTATGTGAAATGCCACAGAAACCTCGCGTATAGGGCGAGGTTTACGCTTAGTTTTATGACTAAGATCATTTTTTTCCATATAGACACCTCCTGAATTTGTTGATATTGTTAGAGTATTTATCAAAACGATCCGTTTTAAGCCTTGTTATCTTATTTTGGAAATATTTTATTGCATAATTGTGCAACTTACAATAGGAAAATTTGAATTATGGTGCAATTTTCTCAAATGTTAAAAAATGAACGTATGCGTTTAGGTCTTACTCAAGATGAAATAGCTAGATTTTGTGGAGTTTCTAAGCGAACTTATAACTATTATGAAGATGGAGAGAGGGCTGCTAGTTCAGACTTCTTAATGGCTTTTTCTAAATTAGGTGCGGATATTAATTATTTGTTTACAGGTGAACGGACAAAAGAGAGTTTAGAACCGTTAGAAAGAACAGTATTGTTGGCATTTAATCGTTTGGTTAAAGATGGGCAAAAAACTAGTGCTATCACTTTTATGGCAATGCTTGAAGCAGGGTTAATAAAGGGAGATTTTAATACATTATGGGAGCAAGAGAAAAATCTACAAAGCCCTACCGCACTTTCAGGGCAAACAGTTTCTAACAGTATTATTGAGAATGTGGCGGGGCGTGATATCAATATAGGCAAGAAGTAACCCGCCCATGACAAAACAAACCATTGAAAACAGCACAGTACACCATCTTGCTGGGCGAGATGTGAACATCACGAATATCTATCATAAAGAAAGCGCCCCTTTTCCGCGCACCAGATTAGTAGCTGAAATTCTTGCTGTGCGTAATTGTTCTGCGCACCTTGAATTTGTGATCAATACACATGCCGATAAATGTTATGGGTCACACTATTTTAAAGAAATGAAAGAAACCGAGTTGCAAGCAATGCACGAATTTGCCTGCCACTTGCGTGATTTACTGGCTGAACAACAACGGCCAAGCTGGGTAAAACGGCTGTTATCGTGGATTAGGTCACGTGGTGTTTAGTTTGACGATGAAGCGGTGGTGAACCTCCTCCATAAAATAAAAGAGCTTTATTAACAACAACATAAGGAAATATTATGGCATTAATTAACTGTCCTGAATGCAACAATCAAGTAAGTGATCAAGCTTTCAAATGTCCGTCTTGTGGTAAACAACTAAGAAAACCTAAACGCACCTTTATGGGCAAGGTTTTTAAATGGTTGTTTATTCTGTTCAACTTGTTCATGGTGTATAGCCTTTTCACTGGTTTGGGCGGGGGCGCAGAAGTGATAAATAGCGCAGCGACCGATGCAGAAAAAGCGGGTGCGGCAATCGGCACTGGCTTGGGGTTAAGCATGATTCTTGGCTTGTGGGTCATCGGTGATATTATTCTCGGCTTATTTGTTTTATTCACTCGTCCAAAATCTTAATTCTATTGTATGCCTGTTTTATAACGGGCTTTTTTATAGGAAATATTCTATGAAAAAACTTTTCTTAATTTTAACCGCACTTTCCCTTGCCGTATCACCTGCAGTGTTTGCTAAGGCGCACAAAAAATCAAATTCTGAATCAGAACAGCAATTCAGTTGTAATGATGGAAAGCGAGTATGTGGAGATATGGAAAGTTGCGATGATGCAATGTTTCATCTTAAGCAATGTGGTATGAAAAAGCTTGATCGCGATCACGATGGCGTGCCTTGTGAGAATGTGTGTAGATAAGTAATTTGCTATAAATTTAATTTGGTTAGGTCATTGTTCACAACAAAATAAAGGTAAAAAATATGTCGGATAATAATAAACTCCTCAATAACGATGAAAAGTTGGCAATATTGACTGCGCAATTAATGCCAGACCCTTATGAGGAGGACGCTGATGACGATAAACGAGAAAATGACCAACAAGACGATTAATTTAGAGGCAAGAAAGAAAAACCTACTTTTTAGCATAGAACGTTCGATTCGTTACAATAGGAAACGACAACATTTTTTTGAATGCTGGGAGCGTGGCACGAATTTCTTATCTGTATTGTTCGGTTCCGGTACGCTTTATGCCATATTGCAATCACATCAATCTATTGCAATCGCGGTGAGTATTGCCCTGACGGTATGTTCTTCTTTGAGTTTAGTTATTGGGTTTAGTGAGAAAGCACGCGACCACCGTGATTTTAGCCAACAGTTCCTACGCTTGAAAGAACGCTTAATTGCAGAACCTCTTACCCTAACACTTTGTAACGAAATTAAAACCGGAATCAATCGAATAGATTTGGAGGAGCCACCTGTTTTAGTGGTGTTAGAACAAATTTGTTATAACGAACAACTTAATGCCGAAGGTCTTCCACGAGAGATGATGACCAAAATAAAATGGTATCAAAGGTTGTTTGTAAATTATATTGATATTTTCCCTCATGGTTTATTGAAAAAATAGCGGTCAATCGACCGTTTTATTTTTTCTCTTTTTTCACTTCCACTTCTTCATCTTCCACTTTCAGTTCACATTCAATTTGACTGGTAAAGCCACCGTCTGAAAGATTGTGCGTTACTCTAGTGATCAGCCAATTTGTTGCGTCAATTTCTGCTTTAAAGCCTGAAAGTTCAATCGGTGTTTCGGGGATTAAATCGGGTTCGCCAAAGGCAAGGTTTAGGCTAAATGTTGCTACACCTCGTTTGAGTTTGTCAAAGGCGGATTTGGCGGCAGTGATAGCTCTCGCTTCCGAAGGATAAGTAACACGAAGGTTTTTAATTTTATCGTTGTCGCTTTCCACAGGGGCTTTTTGTTCAATAGTGTTATATTTTCTTTTCGTTAATCGTCTGCCCTTTACTGTACCATCTGCTAGCGTTCTGCCTTTCGTCATACGCTGTTTTTTCACTATCTTGGTGTTTTCATCTACCGTAATTTCGCCACGTTTGCCTGTGTCCGTATCGTGCCAATACGCCCGCACGGCTTTGTAGTTTTCGCTTTCTGCAATGGAGAAATTGTAGTTATCGCCACTTTTGCGAGTGATTTTACGCAGTGGAATCGGCTTGCCTGTGGCGGTTTTGCCTTGTCCTAGCGGCATAAATAATAGCGTGCCATTTTTAACGGTGCACATTGCCCCGTGTTCTTCTGCTAGACGGCTTAATAGATTAATGTCGCTTTCGTTGGTTTGGTCGATGTGCGCAATAAAGGTGTTAGCCAGTTTTTTCTCGCACTGGCTTTTGAGTTGGTTTTCTTTGGCGATGCTGTCAATAATTTCGCCCAACGTTTTTTTATCAAATGACCGCTCTTTTTGTTCGGAAAATGAGCCTTTTAAATCAGCCGCTCTTGCTCTGATGGTTAATCGGTCTGCCGATCCTGCACCGCCTGAAAATTGCACTTCATCGACGGAATATTGCCCTTTGTCAATCAGCGGCTTGCCTTTCCAACCTAGCGCAACTTGGATTGTGGCATTGCGTGGCGGCAAGGCGAGTTTGCCGTCATGGTCGGATAATTCTAGGTCGAGTGTATCTGCCTCTAAGCCACGATTATCCGTTAAAGACAAACTAATTAAACGGCTCGAAATCACTTGTGTGATGTCTTGCTGTTTTTTGTCTTTCGTGGTGATCTGGACTTTAAAAGCAGGCGTGCGATGATTGTCATTAAGATTTAAATCAAACATTAAAGGCTACTCATTAAACTCTCTGCAATGGCAATTAACATGGGGTCATCAGTGCGTTTTAGGCTCATGCTAAAATCAATCGCACGGGCTGCACCATCGCCAAAAAACTCTGTTCGGGTTTCTTGTACGCTTTCAATTACAAAAAAACCGATAATTTCAAAGGTTGCTCCATCAATAAGAGGAAATGCACCGCCACTGTCTGCCATTAATTCCAGAGCTTTAATGGAAAATCTACCGCCTGTGATTTCTGGGATTAATCTGCCACTTATCGTGACGGTTTCGCTTTCTTTGCCCGTGAATTGTGTTTTTGGCATTGCCCCGACAATGGCATTGGTTGGATGTCGCCAATTTGACGTGCGGTCCAAACTTTGAAAAGGTACAGTTTGCCGAGTAAAAACAAACATACCCAATGTGGCAAGTGCGAAGTTTTGGAACATTTATTCTTCCTTTTTGGCATTGTCTTCCGTGCAACTGATAATAAAAATAAAGTTTGAAAACAATATAAAAGTACCAATAATCCAATGATCAAAATAAACAAAAATCGTGCTTAATAAAATTAACGTATACATCTCAAATGTAGTTTTTGCTTTTGTATATCTGATCTTCTTCTTTTGATAGTTTACCGCCGTACCAATCCAAGCCAGAATGGATAAAATGGTAATTATCCAAATTAAGGTGATTTGAGCGCTTGAACTGCCGATAATAAATACGGCAAGAACAACAGAAAAAAGAATAAATTCGCGAATAAAATCTAAAAAATGTAATGATTTAAGCATAATAAAATCCTGTGAAAAGTGCGGTCAAAAAATCCCATGATTTCTACCGCACTTGGTGAATTAGCAAAATAAAAACGCGATGCCGAAAACGACAAGCAGCCAAAAGACAATCGAGAGGGTGATTATCCCTCGCCATACAAGGTATCTTGGCAAATTTGACAGGTAATCAATCAGTTTCTGTTTCATTTCGTTCCCTTGCTTTTTCTCGCCATTGCATTAATTCGGAAAATGTCATTTGCTCGAAGGCTTGTGGTTGCCAGTGGAAGATGATGGCAATGTCTGCCATGGCATCTTCCACTGTTGCGGCAATCATTACTCGGTCGCTTCGGTTTCCACTTCCGAGTTCTTCCCTAAAAAACCGACAGCCGCCGCAGCAAGCTCGGTGAAGTCCGCCACTTCCATAGTGACAAAGTCTGATTTATGCAAAACAGGAGTGGTGACACGTGCAAGTAAAACTTGTAATGCGTCCACATCCATTTGCAACACGTCAAACATTTTTAAGCCTTTTAATGCGGGCACAGTCGGTTTATTGACGGTGATTTCCGTGATTTGGTTTTCGCCACGAGTAATAGGGTTGGTTAAGGTGATGATTTTGGTGTTTTCTATTTTCATTTTATGTTTCCTTTAAAATCCCTCTTTTTTGTAAAGAGGGGAGGGGATTTAATAAAAGCCCCTTTCGGGGCAAGGTGTGTGTGAATTAAATGCCGATTGCTGCGCGGTGCTCTGCGAGACGATCAACCCCACCGACAATGAAAACGGAATTGATTAGGTCAATTTCCACGAGGTCTTTGCCGTTTTCGATGATTTTGTAGTAGGTTAATGGCACGGTGTAGCTTTGTTCGGTGTCATCACCCGATTTACTGGTGCCGTTGTCAATTTCGCTGAAACGACCACGCATGACCAGTTCGATTGAAACCACTTCCTCGGTGTCGTCTTGTTGATAGGCGCCCGCAAAACGTAATGCTGTGCCGTCAATTTTTCCGCCAAATTCTTTGATAAGTTCGGTCATATAACCGCCCATCTTGAATTGCGCTTCCAAGCCTTCTACCCCTAAATTCACTTTTACTGGGCCAAACATTCCGCCTGCGCGGTATTCTTCCAGTTTCATGGCTAATTTAGGTTGGGTGATTTCGGTGACTTGGCCACGGTAAGAGTTACCGTCAGCCAAAAAATTCATTAATTTGAGTTTACGAGGTAATGCCATTTTTTACGCTCCTACTTTTGCAATGTTTGCGGCAAATTCCACAAGGTATTCATCGCTGATGTATTGGTTAAAGCCAAGTTGTTCTAACGGTGGAACAGGGCAGTAGTCATAAGACACAAGCAATTTTGCATCTTTCAAGGTTGCGGCTGTGTTGAGGTTGGCATTGATAAATGCTTTCCCACCGATTAAATAACCTTGCGCCACATATTCACGCCATTTTGCATTGATCGCTTCTACGATTTCTTTTACAAGATTCACGGAAATGTCTTTATCCATCGCCCAGTCAAAGGATTGTGCAATGGTGTCTTTCAACACTTGTGCCGTGCGAGTGTAGTTTTCGTAGATAAATAATTTGTCAGCCGAACGAGTGCGTAATCCCCAGAACTTAAAGCCATTGTGATTAACACAACAAGTAATGCCTTGTTCATTGAGATAGTTCACGTCGGTTGCACTGTCGTTAATATCGAAAGAAAGCGGCTTGGTGACACCTGTCACGCCAGTTAAACCTTTGTTTGAGATTGAGGTGTGCCAGCCGTATTCTTTATCTTGATATGCACGCATTGCGGCAGCACGAACAACGGCATAATCCACTTCGGTTTGTTTGGTATTTGGGTTAAACGATAAGAAATCACCGAAAATTAGCATTAATTCACGTTGTGAGAAATTGCGACCGTATGTCACTGCTTCTTCTTTGGTTTTTGCTGTGCCGCAAGAGGCATACACAAAGCCATTGAGTTTTTTCGCTACGCTTAACAATTCAGTGGTTACGTCTTGGCTGTCATATTTCGGGATACAGAAAATACGTGGTTTGACACCACAAACTGCAGCAGACACGAGGAACGCTTTTAAGCCAGTGTAATTGCCTTCGTTATCTACAGTTCCGATCACATTGGCTTTCATGGTGCTTTCATCTTCGTTTTCTTCCACGCGAATGACGACAACTTTACAATTCACAATGTCCGCAATGCCGTCTAATGCACGAGATAACGTGCCTTGTTTACCTGCTTTGGCTTGCATTTCAGCGGTGATGCCAGTTAAAAGAGTGGGTTTGTTGAGTGGAAAAACCGATGCATCTGCATCTGGTGCGGTTGCCACTAAACCGATAACTGCAGTGGATGATGTGGTGAGTGTTCGCAAGGCTTCGGAAATTTCCGTTACCTTGACCCCATGGAGATATTCATCAGACATAATTTTAGCCCTATGGTTTCTATGGTTTGAAAAGATGTGGCTATTTTGTAAGGATTTGAAATCGAGGGGTAGCGCTTGGCGTTGTGGTATTTAAACTAACAAAGGGCGGTTAGGTAGATTTGGATGGATAAAACGGCGGAATTACCCGCCGTCACATTTATTACCCCACCTCACTCACAAAATCCACCTGTTCAGGGTCTGCAAAAGCAATGAGATACGCTGGAAAAAGTGACGCATCAGCAGGCATTTCGTAAATATCTTTGAAATAGACTTTTTCCATAGTCTCGTTGCCAGATAATGCCATCCCCACTTTCCCCACTAATTCAGGATTAACTTTCACTTTTGCCCAAGACTCCGTTGTACCCGGTTTTAACGTCACTTTCTGCACCCATTGGGTTTTTGTCCCCTGTTGAGCGGTAGCCGCGGCTTGTAAGGCTGCCACCGTCTCTTGTAATTGAGCAATATCTTTGCCAACTTGATAGGCAAAACCTTGGTCTTGTTGGTTAATTTCTAGTTTTTCCATGTTTGTAGTCCTCTTTAGCTTGGTTATAAATCTTTAAAAGTGCTGTATCAAACAGTGCAAGGCTTGCCAGTTTTACACAAGGCTTCACCTTAATTTGCACAGTTTGTTTAGGTTTTACTTGGATAGTTTGCATCATACTCTCCGCGTAATATCGTGTTGTAACCGCACTTTTCCGTTACACCACGTTTTAATTTTGCCGTCTGGCGTGGTTTGTTGCAGGTCAAATCTTGCCTCTTTCCACGTTACATTTTCTGTTTGCTCATGGGTGATGATAAGGCTGACTTCATTTACGTTGATAAGAATGCCTTGGTTGTCTGTTGATAAGCGAATCATCTCGCTTGCACTGCCTAAAGGCACAATATCGCAATCAAACCGACTGCCTGTAAAATCTAAGGGTTCGCCGTTTTCTTCGGTAAATACTAAGGTTTCCGCTTCGTCATCACCGCGAATCCAGTTAAAAATAATCTCAGCCATGTTGCACCGCCTTAAAGCGTTCATCATGTTGTTTGCCTGAAACCTCACTTTCATAGGCCGTTTTGCAGTGATTGCGGTCAAAGAAAATGCCGTTGATGAAACGATATAACACCTGCCAACGTTTTTTCGGGTTCTCGGCTAATATTGCCCCCCGATAAGTGCGACTGGAGAGGGTTTCATCTGCTGCGCCCCCTGTGAGGGTGTTAAACAGCTGGTCTATGGCAATCACAACGTGATAGCCATAGCGTGTTAATTTGCGTTTAATTGCCATTGCTCAATCTCCTGTTCAAGTGCGGTTAATTCCTCGGGGGTTTTTAACGCCAGTAAGCGGTCTTCAAAGGCTTGACGTTGCCCTATAATGATGCCAATCGCCACAGCAAACTGAGCAGATTTTTCAATCACTTTTTCAATTAACATCTCTAGCGGCACACCACGTACACGCGCAATTTGTGAAAGCATGGGTGTCGGTGTGTTGTGGTCGGCTTGCCATGCGAGAGCCTCTTTTTCCTGACGATAAAAACTTTCAATTTCCGTTTGTGGATAGCCCGTCAGTAGGCTATTTTTAAGTTGGTCAGCTTTGTCCGCTAACTTATTGAGTAAGCCTTCTTTTTGTTGTGCAAAAAGTGCGGTTTGTTTTTCGGCTGAAATTTCCCAGGTGAGTGTGTCAAGATTTAACTCGTGTGCTGCACTGGGTTGTGGGTCAATTAATACGGGGTTGCCTGTTTTGTCTGCGATGATTTGTTTACCTTGAGATTGTCCGTTAAGTAACTCAATATATTTATCTCGGCTAATTTCTACCGCACCTTCTGGGACAAAACCACCGTCTGCGTCATCAAAAAAGCCGTTTTTGTAGTACATAGTCATTATTTCCATCTCCCAATAGTCATCCAATCTGCAGACCCTAAATACCAGCTTGTTACTGTCGCTGTTGTATTCGTTTTGGCTTGCATAAATACCCAGTTATATTCTCCCTTACCGCTTGCCCTTGATTCGTATCGTTCTGTAATAAAACATCGATACTCTTTATCTACATATGCAATCGGCAGCACGAGATCTGTATGCACTGTAGTATTGCCTCGAGTAAAAACAATTAAACCTGTTTGAATCATCGTCCCGTCAGGATATTTTCTAATTTCAACATTACCAATTCTTTGATAGGTAATTGACTCATTAATAATTTGAGAGGTAGCTTGATTAAAATCCGTAATCTGGCTCACGGTATGGGTATGATTGCGGTCTGCTTTATTTTGCAGTCCTTGCGCTAATCGCCCTGCATCAAGCTCACCAGTATTGGTTGCCTCGCCGTGGGATTTAATCCAAAAGACTACATCATCAAAACTATTAATGGCTTTGATGCATAGTTTGAGGATTAATGATTTAGGGCGAGTTTCGTTTCCACCTGTTGCCATTTGAGAGGTGTTTTTAGGTGAAACAAAACCATTATCGCCATCTCTATCATCATAACTATTGACACTCCACAAATCTGAAGAATGAGTAAATGTTGTATAGTCAAAATACGAATTATTTCTTCCTTGACTTGAGTCGTCGAACCAAGAATCGTAGTCTATCGGTACTCTATGTACATGTCGTTTTAACTCGTCTTCTTGTGTTTGTCCTACCGATAGCCCATCACCCACATTACGCAAAAATCTATCTGCTACTTTAGGCACACGAGCAATAGAGCCATATTTGCCGACTAAGTGACGATATAACTCAGGGTAACGTTGCTCGGTAACTTGTGTGGCAATCTCATCAAAGGCAATCCAACCAGCAGGAATATTATCCACGGCAAAATAAGCGGTCATCCCCACATCGCTACGGGTTAAGTCAGGGAGTTTGTTGCTGTTGCCTAACACACGATACAAATCAGGAAAGGTTG